CATATGTAGAGACGTTAAATATAAATACAAATGCATATAAATATTGGATACTATAAATATACAACAGCATAATGAGTGGTAATTTTTTAATTTGGCTTGCACTTTTAGTATTTGTAATAAAACTCCAAAAACAAATTAACCAAAATATTATATATGAAAATTGCTTTGGTGGTTTAACTGATAAAAACTTGACAAATATAAAGGCAAATAATATTGATTTATTTCAAAACATAACAATGTGTATTGATGAAAAGAAAAAAGAACTTAAACTACAGAAAGCTACAAAACCATATGAATTGGAAGATATTATTTTGTGGGGTATAATATTGTTTTATTGTATAGATATAGTGTTTTGGTATCATATATAATCTATGGCTCGAAAACGTCTTTGGTTATACGTTCTACTTCAACAACTGTAATATTGGATGGTATAACACTGCGGTCCAATAAATGCGCAACATCCTTTGCAATATAGAGAACAAATGCAAAATCCTGATTGTCTATAACACATTGATTTGTCCATCGATCTAAACACAAAACTTGATTTAACCCCTTTATTCGGCCATCTACTCCACGATATTGTGGTTCTCGCGAACCGGGTTTTCCGGTCGGATGTTTTATACGCCATTCGCAAGAAAGTGCATTGATATGGTCGGGAAATCCGGTCATAAGGGCATATATTTCCCACGATTGAGCCTTGCCGTGCGTAGCTTTAGCTCCGCCTTTAATTTCTTCATTATGCTGGCGCAACCGGCGCACCGGGTCGTTCGTAGAACCGTTATAGGTCATATTGCGATATTTTGGATGTGTATTTCGCAATATATAGCAATACCAGAGTTCTATTTTCTCAGTCATATAAATATATTGGGACATATATTTATATGGATATACAGATTTCTATAAAAACAAATGGGCAAAATGATTGATTCGGACAATAAACATTAAAATATCTCTATCAATATCTATAGCAGGAGACCAACACTGACTATATACACTATTATGATTATCTATCAAATATCTATAATATTCTTCGGCGTTTTTGAGAGAACTTGCTAATCGATCATCGCAAGAAATGAGAGACCATTTCGGTGCATCAAATGGATAATTATCTGTATAATCAAGTCGTATTTGCAAAGTAATATAACTAGGTAAATATTCCGATATCATACGATTTATTTCGGGAGGAAGTCCTCGAATATTATTTGCAACCAGGTCAAAATCGTTTAGTGTGTGCACATAATGAATAAAAATAATGCAATAGGTATTATGATTTGTTACGTATATACAATACGAACCACCGGGGACATCAGATAATCCAATTATATTTTGGATATTGTGTATGAATGAATGAGAACCACTACTTAAAGTGTTTGTAAGGGACTGCGTGACGGTACGCTTTCTAAGTCGGTGAAATCGTTTGTGAAATACACTATTCATTATGCTATAGACACATATAATATAGCATAATGTTTATATCTATTTGCGATCAGTATATTTTAGATGGAGAACTTCCGGATATTTATTATTCATTAAGTCAATTAATGTGTTGGCTTTGATTATTTTTTCGCGTTTCAATAATTCAGCGGCTTCATATACAAATGGTTTTGCATTGCGTAAAATAAACTCCGAATAAGCATAGGCGTCATTAATTAGTTTTTCTACTTCTATATCAATCAATTCCTTGTATTTCTCACTCATATTTGGATATATAATATTTTTACCCATACCATAATATACGACCATTTTTTCGGCCAATTTAAGCGCCTCTTCGAAATCATTTATAGCACCAGTTGTCACAGAAACGTCATAGAAAACTTCTTCGGCAATACGTCCAGCCAGTAAAATCATCAAATGTTCGAAAAGGGCTTCTCTAGTAAGAATCGACGAAACCGATGCCTCGAATACGGTATATCCGGGTGATTTTGGAGCAGACAAATTAATAATAACTTTGGTCATTTTGGAATGGTGCTTAGACAAAATACCCACAATGGCGTGCCCAATTTCATGTATAGCAATCATATCAATAATATTGGACGTAAATTGGTGTTCAGATGGTTGCCATCCAACTAAAATACGATTCATAACAGTTTCTATGTCCGCAGAAGTGAAATACTTTTGCCCGTGTTTCAGTGCATTTAACATAGCTTCATTAACCAAGTTCTCAATTTGGGCACAAGATAAGTCTTCGGTCAATTCTACTAAATCATCGATATGGACAGTTGCATCGCGGGGTTTACCGCGCAAATGAATACGGAGTATTGCGTCGCGAGTTTTTCGGTCAGGATTAGCGATATAGACGCGTTTATCAATGCGCCCCGGGCGCATAAGCGCCGGGTCCAATAAATCCGCGCGATTTGTTGCTCCAATAACGAAAATACCGGTTGTATTTTTGAACCCATCCATCGCAACCAGCAATTCATTTAGTGTACTATCGCGCTCAGAAGAAGAAGGTTCGCCGTCCGATGACCTTTTTCTACCCAATGCATCTATTTCATCGATGAAAATAATACACGGTATATTCTTTTTTGCCAGGGCAAAAAGTTCTCTTATACGTGCCGGACCAACGCCCACATATTTTTCTTGAAACTCGGACCCAGAAACCGAAATAAACGATGTTCTAGCCTCTCCTGCTAATGCTTTTGCTAATAATGTTTTACCGTTTCCGGGTGGGCCTTCGAATACTAAACCACGGGGAATGCGTACATTATAACCAGCATATTTCGAGTGATTTTGTAATAAATCAATACATTGGTTTAACTCCAATTTAATAGAATCATATCCACCTACATCCGAAAATGTTATACCTGAATTGGTAACTACTTGAAAGTTCTCCGATTTCTTATCTTGAGATGCGGAGCGACCCAAACTAGAATATCCAAATCGTCGACGTGGTCTATACTCTCCGGTTTGTGAGGATGCTCCAAATACAGGTTCATCATTCTCGTCATCATCACTATCGTCGTTGTCGTCGTCGTCTTCTTGAAAATCGAATAATCCGGGATTAAAAATAATATGAATTCCATTTGCGGTCAAGTTTTTATTGGAAGTGCCATTCAAAATACCCAATAAATCATCTATGTCTGATGATGAATTAGGTTTATATCCGCTTTCTGCAAACATATGTTCTTCGCGTTCCGTAACATTGGGGGAATTGAGTTTTTTCAAATAGTGTTCTTTGCCATATCTAGATATACCATATTGCCGATTGTTTGTATTCAAACCAAACGACCTACGAGAGCAGCCATTAAATGGTGATTTGTATGCAAATAAAAATGTGCATAAAGTAGGTAGAATAAATACAGTGCAATACAAATACATAATATAATACAAAATATTCACACAAATCTTCTATATCCTTTCCAAAAGAACATCTTTTGGTAAAAGGAACAGAAAACAACCACTTTGTTTGCATTTATCTATGGCATTTTGACTGATTTTTGGCGGAATGTTCTCCCGAATCTTGTTATTCATTTCATATAATAGTTCATTAAGGTCATGTACGGATTTTGCGCGATGTTTGTCATAGATTCCGTCCAACATATCAATAAACCGGTCGCGATTGATATTGGGGATATTTGGTTTTTGAGAAGGCGAAAAGTGCTGCTTAAAATTGCGGGCCCATTCTTGTGCAACCTCTTCAACTATTTTGCGTTTTTCTTCTGCAGTATTGACAATATATAAATCAGGAACTGGATTGCTTTTATTAAGTGTCTGAAACCAATCAATTGTTTCGCCCTTGGTTGGATTGGTGCGAATGCAAATGAGTATGTATGATTCGTATAGCCAGTTCGCGTCGCCATCTCCGCCGAATAAATTGGGGGTAATATAATCGCGAGGTTTATGGTTCTCCTTATAAATAATTTGCAATGCAGTAAATCGGTGAATCCCGTCGACTACATAAAGAGTATTCGTATTACTGTCATATGTCATATATAGCATACAATCCAAAATAGATTGCCTGTTAAATATATGTTCGGCTATTTCTCCACATCGAATTCTGTCCGGTGGACGATTATGCTCCCAATTTACGACATTTGCTTGTAATAAATCAGCTATCGTGCATTTTACAATATGATGCTTTTCTGAATAAGCGTGAACCATTATTGAATAAGGAATAGTGCGCGTAATAGATATCATATTTTTCAAAGGAGGGAGGGTAAAATTATCAGATAAATGAATATGCGAGTATTTATTTGTGTAAATACTATTTCAATTTTCTCCAAAGACAACCTTGCAATTTTCTGTATAATAAATTATAAAGAATCCCTGAATCTATATGATCTTTCAGGGCGTGTTTTTTTGACAATAATAATACAATTTCTGGAAAATGTAATACTACCAATCATATTATGATGCATAACCCGGTTAGGACGGTTGCCTGCAAACTCCGAATTAACATTGTCAGCAACTTCTTTGAATATTTCTACAATGGAATTGGGATGTTTATAACCATAGCGTGTTTCATATCCACATATTCCATTTTTAGTCCAATATGAAGTTTCTACATCTTCTATAATATAAATACCACCTTCTTGTAAAGTCGGAAAAAGAGTATTAAATGTTAACAATTGATGTTCTGGTATATGAGAACCGTCATCATTAATGAAAAATATCTCTTTGTTTTGAGAAATAATACTTTTCAGATTGTTTAAATCATCTAATTTACTTTGGTCGCCTTTAATAATAGAATGACGTTCTCCCATATATGATTTATCTATATCCATACCATAAATATATGCATTTGGAAATAATTCTAACCACATATTGAGTGAGTTTCCATCTTGTATGCCTATTTCTAACATAGTCCCAGATGAGTTATAAAATTGTTTTAAGAAAAAATCATAAATATCGTGATATTCGTGATGAAATACCTTGTCTGTCCCATATTTTATTCCAAGTTCATATAGCCTATTACTAGAAATATCTTCCATAATATTCTATAAGTGAGTTGTTTTTATGTTATTATTGAACAAAATATAATTACTAGATATATGAGAACATATCTAAAAAAATACATTTTCCGCAATAATATAAACGGATTTTCACATATCTCTATACCCATACAAGCATCAATATCAATGACCCTATTAAAAAAAATCAATATTTATATACCTAAATTGGAGAACCTGCCCCCCGGGTTCTCCGATTTATCTCCAGAAGATACCGCTATAGTATTGAAAAGCGGATATCGCGCATTCCAATCTGTAAAAGAAGATATGCGATTATTATCCGGAGACGAGTTATATAATTCTATTCGTTCGGAAATAGAACAAGTTTTTGAAGAAGAAAGGAGAACCTTTAAAGACCAGTTGGAAAAAGCAGAAAAAGACTTAGCGGTCCAGCAAGAATTATACAAACATTCTATAACACAAAGCGAAGAAAATGGCGAAAAACTGGTGGCAAAACGAGTGGAAACATATGAGCGTCTACAATCCGCATACAAAGAAGAGCGCGAACATATGCAAAACCGTATTATTTCATTGGAAACCCAAGTTGCTACTGCTAATGCACGAACCCGGGAAGAAGCAATGAAATTAGTTAATCAAGAATTAGAGAACTTGAAACATATTTTGGCTGAAAAAGACAAACATACTGCACACATTAAAAGTTCTCTTGATAAAGCAGTTGAGAAAATAGATGGTATGACACAAAAAAAGACGACCGTTAGTCTGGGAAAAATCGGCGAAAAACAATTCGACGAGGTTGCCCGCGGGGCATTCCGCGATTTCGACGGATTTGAAATAGAAGATATGCATTTGGTTGCAGGTCAGGGCGATTTTCATCTGAAGTTTAAGGGGTTCACTATATTAGCTGATTCCAAATTGTATTCTAATAAAGTAAATAGCACATCGCGCGATAAAATCAAGCGAGATTTAAAGAAAAACGAGCATATCCAATTTGCCTGGTTGGTTTCTTTAGATACCACGATAGACAAGTTTGATAAAGCCCCCTTTATGTTTGAGTGGCTAACAGAGCGAAAATGTGTGTGTTATATCAATGAATTATTAAAATACGACGAACCGGGTGAAATATTGCGCGCAGTGTGGCATTGTTGTAATACACTACATAGTATTATGTTATCAGAGGAGGGTGCGGGAGGGGAGACCGAGTTGACCCGGTTGAGAGAACACGAACTCAAAATTAAAGAAATCGTCCAAAAAATGATGAAGAACAATCGCGAACGAGAAACTATTATGGGACAATTGCGGTCTAATTTCGATAAAAATGACGAATATATTCGAGAAATATTGAATGAGGAAACGAATAAAATTACGGGGGATTATTACGGGATAGTAGTTAAATGGTGGAACGACCATATGACAGAACAAGAAGGTGCTCAGGCAATAACATCGGCTACTTTGTGGCCACAATTTAAAAAAGACAATGAACAAGTTATAGGAATTATGGATTGCAATTTATTCAAAGATATACTCGCATCATTTATATTGGAGAAAAATCTGGTTAAACCTAAAACGAAAACGGGGGCTCTGAAAATAATGAATTATGTATTGAAACCGCCGGAATAAAAGTAATATATTATCACCATAAATATCTATATTAGGTTATATTTAACGTAATATAGTTGGTTGTATCTATCGTTTTCTAAATGTAAAGTTTTTATTGTATTCTAGTGCTCGTAATAGGCGCATTTGTTTGACCGCATTTTCGCGGGTTGCACATTTAGCAAATACTTTACGAGTTCCTCTTTTAGCTTGTTTGGATTTTTTGGTATATTTTTTGCTAACGCGATAGCAATTTTTGCGGGGAACCTTTCTCATAGTGTAGGGCATTTTTCTTATATACATATGTGGGATATTATATTCGACCTAAATATCTCCATAAATAATATAAAATGGCTTCTCCCTGCAAACTCAGTTGTGCTGTCTCATTCGTATTTATTGTTGCAATGGTTTATATGATGTATGCTATAAACCAATCAAATATAATAGGCGATTATGAAAAAACACTTTCAAAAGAACTATTACCTACATACAAAAAAATCGCGCAAGAGCGAACTAGTATTTATTATTATGGTTATTTTCTAGGATTTGTTTTAGCGCTTTTATTCATTGTGTATAACTCAAAAGTAAAAAAGGTTCCACTTTCGGCTATGCCATTAGTGTGTATAGTGGTATCTATTTCTTTTTTTACGAATTATTTTTACTATATTTTGTCTCCCAAAACAACCTATATGACTGACCATTTGAAAACTCAATCGGAAATCCAAGCGTGGGGGAAAATGTATAGAGGAATGCAGAAATACTATCATACTGGGCTAGTCTTGGGGCTTGTTGCAGTAGGTGCTTTGGCATTTGCATTCCGTTGCTAATAGAATGTGTATTTTTTGCACTATAGTATGACTATAGTATGACTATTGTATCACTGTAGTATGACTATTGTATCACTTATTAGAAGCATTATGACGCGTATTTGCTATACAGCGGGCCCTTCGGGCCCGGGGGGCGGGTTTGGATCGAGCTTATACTCCTCACCAATGACGGGTAAAAAAATGTCCAAAATAGATGAGTTATATACTCGAATGTATGTTATATATAATGATGTTTATACTAAATATCATAGGCAATTTCGAGTTCTAGAGTAAACGAAAAATCCATATTGTTAGTACAGACTAAATCGCCGTGGTGATCCAAAATCTTTATGCTGAACTTAGATATATCTACTGTTCCGAAATACTCGCGTTTTTTCGATATTAAATCGCTGTTATTATCGAACAATATTTGATATGAAGATACTGGAATGGGTATTTTTGCCAAAATATTCTTTTCCAAATAGTTATCCCCGAAAAATCCCATCATTGTCGTGGAACTCGAAATGTTATAGTCATTTAAAGTAAAATAAATGTAAGGAAGCGGTACGGGATTAAAAATACCCTCGCTTTCATATGCATCGCCATTAATATATAGCGCACTACGATAACCCATATACCACCCCAGATTTTTCGATAAAATAGTATTTGTTGCTTTGTTAAAGAACTCCATACTAAATGTATTGGCGGTATTCAAAATAGTCATTCTATGGCTGATTTCGTCAATGGTTACACGGAATCTGTCGGCAGATCCTAGAGCACTGTTGATAGCGTATTGCAATATAGTTGGTAGAGTTTGTTCCGTATAATTACCTTCTGGTAAAAAAATGAGTGCTTCCAAATTAGTTCCATTTTCTTTAATAAAAATACGATTGCTTTTCTTTGCATTGGAAATCATAAAAACTGTATCTGGAAACTCTAAAGAAGCCAGTTTCAAAGAAATAACTTTTTTAAGTGGATATGGTAATACAAATAACATATTTCCGTCTACTGAACCGGTACAATCTCGGAAAAGTGTATTCATACAAAGAGAATAGTTGGTTATGCGTTTTTTTAAGGGATTTAGCGTTCCCTGTGCAACTGTGGTGGGAAAAATTGTCATAGGTTGGATATAGCTCATAATGGAATCGGGTGCGTCATTTTTATTGATAACTTGGCGATGATCATCGCCCATAACTACCATACGAGTTTTAGAAATACGTTCGATAAGAATACGTTTAGCTTCATCTAAAAACGAAACCAATTCTTTTTCTATTTTTTTGGTTTTTATTTTTGTAGAAGAAGCCGTCATACTTTTCATAATAGCAGAATGCATATAGTTTGCTCGTTCTACTACTGCTTTTTCATTGTAATTATTGCCCAATTTTAGGAACTTTTCTAAATCGTCAATGGAATAATTATTTATATCGAAGTCATACGAACTCATATTTATAATAGAATCATATATTTTATGCTCTATTTTTCCGTATTTTAGGAATAAGCGATTAGCTTTGTTATAGTTATGCTAATGACTAATATTCAATGTCTATCTATAACACAAAAAATACGGATAAAAATGTTTAATTCTTTACATTGGAGCAATTTTCATATAGGTATGTTTTGTAAAATAAATATATAAAACTTCATATAACTATATAAAAACATTTGATTTTGGTTATTTATATGTTAGTCGATATAAATAGACGTTCCTATCAAGTAAATGATAATGAGTTTACTACCATTGTTCATAATGAGTATAACCATTTGATTATTTTAGACAAATTAGGTGTTATGGAACGTATATGTTCTCTTTTGGGAGAACTCAAGTTTAACAACATCGATGCGATTGTTATATACAATCCTACTCACGGTGGATTTATACCTATTACCGTTGCAAACAAATATCAATCAGTTTATTTATTAAATGTTTCTGAAGAACATAAGGAAAACATTATAAAAAACGCAAGTTCTCATAATATTCAAAATATAAAATGGGAATTGGACGATACAATAAGTGGATGTGTAGTATTTTCTGAAAATGCCGAAAGTATTGATACCGCATTTGTCAAAAAATATCATCCCGTCATTGTTACGCCTATAAATGTTGGCATATTGAAAATGGGTATATACAAAACCGTGTTAGATTTAGCCAATTCCAATTTAACACTATATATATCACGTGATTGTAATATTAAGTTTTATGAAACATTTAAATACTATATACAAACCGTAGAAAACGAAGAAGTTCTCTATTATGACAATTTAATAGATGTGTGTATAATGGTTAAGAATGGCGGAGAACAATTTGAGCAAATGTTGAAAGATAATATGCATTTAATGGATAAATGGACTATTTTAGATACGGGAAGCACTGATAATACTATAGAAATTATTGAGAGAACCTTGGTTGGTAAGAAAAAAGGAAATCTTTACCGAGAACCTTTTATTAATTTTCGCGACAGCCGAAATAGGCTATTAGAATTGGCAGGAAAAAGCTGTAAGTTTACTCTAATGTTAGATGATACCTATGTTATGAAGGGAGATTTGCGGAGTTTTTTAACTGAAGTTCGAGGGGATCAATTCTCTGATTCTTTTAGTTTATATATAATAAGTAATGATGTAGAATATGGCTCCAATCGGGTTTTAAAAACCGACCGACAGCTGAAATACAAGTTTAGAATACACGAAGTTATACAAGATAAGGGCAATAATAATGTTATTGTTCCATTCAGCTGCGCTAATATATTTGATGGGAGATTTGAATATATGGAGGAACGAACTATGGCGCGTAAACAATTAGACATCCGTTTATTACAAGAAGAAATTGATGAAGACCCGAATAATCCACGGTCATACTATTATATGGCCCAGACATATAATGTATTAGGTGATTGGGAAAATGCATTCAAATATTTTATGTTGCGCGTAAACCATCCCGTGGATGGATTTATACAAGAAAAAGTTGATGCTATATTTGAAGGAGCCAGGTGCGCCAATTTTAAATTGGATAAACCATGGCCAGAATGTGAAGCTCTCTATAAACGTGCCTATGAATTAGATAAAACTCGTCCGGATAGTATTTATTTCTTAGGAATCCACCATTATTTGGAAAACGACCGAAAAACTGCGTATGAATATTTCAAATTAGGCTTTGAAATTGGATACCCTATACATTGTCAATATAGTTTGAAACCTACATTGAGTTATCACTTTTTGCCCAAGTTTTTATCACAATTATGTTATGAATTTAAAAATTATGTATTAGGAGAGAAATGTACCCGCCTATTTTTGGAAAAAAATGACCAATATTCAGACCAATATGGAGTTATTGTATCGTGGTATAATATTTTTGTCAAATTGAATAAAATGAACGATGAATTGGTTGTAAAAATTGATAAAAATAGTACTGCTCCATTATTGTGTTTTGTTGCAGATGGCGGATTTGAACCCTGGACCGGCTCGGATATTTTAACAAAGGGAGTAGGCGGTTCAGAGACGTATATCATTGAAATGGCGAGATATATTCAAAAACGCGGCGACTACAAGGTTATCGTATTTTGCAATTGTTTGGAACAAAGCGTATTTGAGGGTGTAGAATACATTCCTATAGCGCAATTTATGCCATTTGCAAATTCTAAATATATCCATACTTGTATTATAAGCAGGTTCTCGGAGTATGTTCCGGTAGCAATCATTGGAAATGTAGATAACGTGTATATGGTATTACACGATTTATCACCATCTGGCATTATCATACCTTTATCGAATAAATTGAAAAAGATTTTTTGTTTGAGTGAATGGCATGTGGGTTATTTTACGAATATGTTCCCACAATTCAAGGAGATAACTGTTCCATTTTATTATGGTATTGATGTTGCCAAGTTTGATAATGAACGGACTGTCAAAATGCACGAAGATGAAATGCCACGATCTAATATACAAATATCTATGGTTGAAAGTTCTCCTAAAACTCCATTTAAGTTTATCTATTCTTCTTACCCGAACCGGGGATTATATGAATTGTTATTGATGTGGCCTAAGATAGTGGAAAAATATCCAGAAGCTAATCTACATATATATTCCGACGTTAACGGTAAATGGGTAAACGATGTTGCGCCAGAATTAATGCAAAAAATCCGGGATTTATATGTGCAATATGATGAGTTAGTAGGAGGATTGAATATATATAAATATGGGTGGGTAAATAAAGAAACCTTGGCAAAAGCGTGGAAATCTTCGGAATATTGGCTATATCCGTGCACATTTATGGAGACTTTTTGCTTGACTGCGGTAGAAGCGGCTTTATCAAAAACATTGGCTATAACAAACGGGTTTGCTGCATTGCAAAATACGGTAGGGAATAGAGGTATTTGTGTAGAGGGTGATGCAAATAGTTCTGAGTGGAAAGAAAATGCATTAACTGAATTATTTTCGATTATGGAAAATAGAGAACTAAGGGAAGAACTTATAGAGAAAAACTACAATTGGGCGAAAAATATGTCGTGGGAAAATCAGGCTTATAAATTATTGGATGAATATATTAATGAAAATCATTTGGAGCACAGAGGGATGCATAATTGGACATATGATATACCGGTTCGTAAAAATGCAAAAGCACTATTTGAAAAAGCAATCGATCATTATTTGACCAAAAATTCAAATGAGGAACAACATTGGATATTGGAGGTGGGGGTATATGCAGGTACTTCTCTAATAGAAATAGTTAGTAAAATACCTAATTCATTTGGACTAGGAATTGATCGGTGGGAAAATTATAATGAGGAGAACAATACTTTATTGAAAAATATAGAGCAAAATGACATTGAAAAAGCATTTTATAGAAATGTAAAAGCGGCTGGATTAGAAGATCGTATAAGAGGAATGAAGGGTAGGTCTGCTGACGTTTTGTTGGAATTAGTTCGGGCAGATATGCAATATGATTTCATTTATGTGGATGGAAGTCATAGGTGTTTGGATGTATTTGTGGATTTGTTTTTGGCATGGCAATTATTAAGAAAAGGTGGCGTTATGGCAATAGATGATTATACATTTTGTGTGGATAAAATCGAAGAACATCCATATGAATATCCTTTTGAAGCAGTTAATCAATTTTTGAGAGATAACGAAGGGCGATACACATTGATTGATAAGAATTATTGCGTATTTTTGGAGAAAACTGTGTAATGTTTTTCTTGGTGTATAAAATTATATGATGAGTATAATTTTATTGCGAATTATTATTTTCTAGGAGATTTGATATCACATTAGTAAGAGGTCAATGTAATTGTTGTAATTTTTCACCGGCTTTAAATCTTTTTTGGAGTAAGCCATTTGTATGGCCCGGTTCCGTTTACTATTGTGGCGGATTTTAACGGTTCGACTTCTATATCTCCACGTTTTCCTTGCGCCAACCAAAAGAACTTACCGTTTTCGCCATAAACTATAAACTGATTATTATTTACTGTTGAAGAAGTTAATATTTCATTTCGTTTTCCTGAAAAAATAGGTGTTAGCTGGATAGTAAAATCATATCCTATATTTTTTACATATTCTGGTAAGGTAATAATAATATGGCTATTGTTTGTTATTTCACTTTTACCTCGGTAATAGATACCCACTTCTGGACCTTCTAAACATGCGTGTACCAAATATTTGTTATGGTTGGTTGGATGGTCTATAATAAAATTTTTATTGCCATAAGAATTTGCATCATTGCTGTATAAAATTTCACTACCACTTGTATCATACATCAATAAATTATATTTTGTAACTGTAGTTGCACTTCTTATTGGAGCAACATAAAAGGCTGCTTCAGTTCTTGCATCTAACAACGATCCACACGCATCAATGACAATAGAATTGGCAAATGTAGATACTGCACTTTTACCAATGCAAATACTGTATTGACCTTGTGATTGAGTTATGAGTGCACCGGCTTCAATTCCGATTGCTACAGCACTTGGTCCTTGGGACACATACCCTGCTTGGTATCCGATTGCTACAGCACTTGGTCCTTGGAACCCATACCCTGCTTGGTATCCGATTGAAACCGTATTTTCACTTTGGTCGTTGTATCCAGATTGATATCCAATTGAGAGTGCACCGCCACTTTGTGTGTACTTTCCAGCTTGATAACCAATTGCTTGAGATAAACGAACTGATCTGAATTTAACATAACCGGCTTGATAACCTATTGATACACCAAAGAATGATTGACTTAAATGTCCAGATTGTGCACCGATTGCGACACTATCTTGCTCCTGGGCTGTATAGCCAGATTGTGAACCGATTGCTATACTAGTTCCTGCTTTTCCTTGAGACATGTATCCCGCTTGTATACCTATTGCTATAGCGTTTTGGAATTGAGATATGTATCCCGCTTCTGTACCAATTGCAATCGCACCGGAGCCTTGACGTGCATAACCTGAATTATAACCAATTGCTATAGTGTTATATGATTGACTTACATACCCTGCTTGGTATCCGATTGCCACCGCACCAGGGTACTGGCTGGAATTACCTGAGCTATAACCAATTGCTATTGCGTTAGATTGACTTAGATATCCAGAATAAGCCCCGATTGAAATAGCACCAAACTGCTGTCCATAATTACCAGCAGAATTGCCAATTGCAACAGCATATTTACCTTGTGTAGTTTTACCAGCAGAATCGCCAATTGCAATAGCCTCATCTCCTTGTAAAAATTGACCAGCAGAAAAACCAATTGCTATAGAGT